ATACGGATTTTTAGCGTTCATAGCAAAGTAGAATCTTGCCCACACTCCGAAGTTGTAATTACAATATGCAACAGGAACTTCCGTACCAATATCGTAATTAATCAAATCATTATCACCAGGATTATTGTACCATACTAATATTTCATCCGGTGGTAATGTTTGATTTCTTAGAGCCTCCAATTGTTCATTGAGATGGTCTCCTCTTTTGTAACCATTTAAAATAACTGTTATCATTGTAAATAATTTTTCATTCTTTCTGTCCAAACCTCTTGCGAAAAAAGTTCTTCATAATTTTCTTTTGCTGTCTTAGAGCACTTATCATAAAATTCACTATCCTCTTTTAACATAATTGCCATTTCTCTTGCACTTTCCAAATCATGCACCATTACCGATGTAGCTGGGTGACACATCATTTGTGTATCCACATCCATATTTCCAATACAAGGAATTCCAAAGTATGCACAATTTAAAGCAAATGTACCAGCTGCTACCGTTGGCATCATGTGAACTCCGTATTTAAAAGTTGATAATGTTTGCATCCATTCATTCCACATCATACGAGGTAAATGAGTTAGATTATCTATACTATCTTCACCAACTCTCATAGCATGAGATGTTTGAGCCCAGATAGGAACTTCAAAGTTTCCAGCTATCATATAGGATTCAAATCCACCATACCATCTTGCAAAGTTACCACCTATAATTGCTTTATCTTCCTTTGTAGGTACAATATCTTTGATTAGAGTATCAATCATTAATGTACCAATAGGTCTTACAGGTTTGCTTGGTAACAATCCTTTATAGTACATTACATCACTTTCATTGTGTGTAAAGATTGAATCACAACTTGCTAAGAAGTTATAAAAATAAATTTGGTCTGCTATTTCATAATCGTTATACCACCAATGAGGTCCTTCTTGAATATAATGTACTGAACCATTACCTTTTTCTTTTATTGTTTTTACTATATCATGCCTCAATAATTCTGAAAATGGATTTGTACCTCTTACCAATGTACTACCTTCAGAACTTAAAAATGTTTTACCTTTTGGAAATATAATAAAAACATGGTCATAGCCTGTTAAGTTTTTATCTACACCAAACAAATGAATATTATAATGGTCAGCATCTAAAGCATGCATCCAAGCAAACTCCGTTCTCATATTTGGATGGGTAGCTGGAATCTTTCCTACGAATCCCATTTCGGTTAAGAAAGCTATTTTAGATTGTATCATATAAAGCGTTTTGTTTTTCTTGTCTTTCTATTTGCTTATGATGATACAAACAATATTCTTCTTCTTGAGGTAATACTGATAATGTATTATATCCTATAATTCTTTCATGTACAGCACCCTGCCATTCTATTTCAGATGTTCTTCTATAAATTCGAGTTTGATAATCTGGAAAATTAACCCAGCCCTTTTCATTTAAATTCCATCTCCATTTTTTAATATGTTCATCTGTCAAACCTTCTACCGTATTAATTCTTGGTACAAAGAAAAGGTCTACTTCTTTATTTGATTCTAAGAAAAATTGTAAATTTTCTACCAAATATTCGGTTGGCATTTCATCAGCATCTATTTGAAAAATAAACATTCCATTTGCATGGTTTTTCAAATTATTCTTATAAGATGCAAAATCTTTATTAAGAGGAAATCCAATAACTCTAACATTTGAATGAAGTTGAGTTAATATAGTTAAGTAATCTTTTACTTGAGATGTGACAGAATCAGAATCATATTGCACTAATATTTCATCATCTTTTTTAAGCCTAGGATGTAGGAAGTTTATAAGGTTTGTAATTTCAACTAATTCGTTGCAAACCGTAATTGCGTAAGTAACATTTATCATAGATACAAATATAACATTTTTTTCTTACATTACCAAATCTATTTCGGTAATATATTTGTATATATAAATATAAAGTAAAAAAAGAAAACGATAAAAAATTACACAACTTTAAATTGAATTCCACCTTTTAATTCAATCTCACCACTTATTTTGGATGTTTGTGATTTTGCGAACCTATTATATAAGAATCTAGATGCACCACCCCAAAGATTTCTCCTATTAGACCAATCATTGTTGTTTAAATTTACATATAAATCACTGGTTGAAATATTTTGTAAATAAGTTTTTAAATCAGATGGTTTTAATTTGGGATTCATCTCCAATATAAGTGCAGATACACCAGCTACTTGTGGCGATGCCATAGATGTTCCACTAATATTCATTTGTCTATACGAACCATTATAAGAATAGGCTTCATCTGTAAATTCATTAGTGGTTGAACATGCTCCCATAATATTTGTACCAGGAGCATAAATATCAACACCAGGACCTGTTTCAGATGATACTGCCTTTTGGTCTGTCAGAGAATCATAAACTGTACTATCTACATTTCCAACTTTTATTGCATTTGTTGAAAATGGAGATGACCCTCTATGATAATAAAAAGTTCCACCATTTCCACCAGAAGTAGTTACTGCATTATCATAATCAGGTCCAGCTGATGTATCTATTTTAAATCCATAGTTTCCAGCTGAAATCATTACATGAATTCCTTCTGCAATCATTTCATCTATATCAGTATCAGTAGATGATACTCTATTATTAGCATAGTAATATACTCCATCATAGTTTTGTATGAATCCATAATTTGTTTCTCTATTAGCTGCTACAGTTGCAGTTGTATTTGTATATGCAGTACCTCTATATGTTAATGATGATACCGATGTAAAATATTTTATATATCCCCAACTCATATTAACCACCGTTGGTCTTTTAGCTCCTGTTTTTGGGTCTATTGGTTTGTTTCTATGCCAAAGTTTAATAGCATCAAACGCATCGGTTATAGATATACCAGTACCACTATCACCAGTTCCCTCCAAACCATCTAATTTTTGAGAATATATTCTTGCTTTTTTAGCCCAACCAAAATACTTTCCAGCTGTGGTTGATGCAACGTGCGTACCATGTCCATTATAATCTCTATAATGATTTGCGGATTGAGTTCCACTTATTCCACTTTCGGTGTACCAATTTATTTGTTGAACTCTACTCACTCCAAACTCATCGGTAAATTCAGGATGATTAACTTCTATACCACTATCTTGTATTACAACATCCACACCATCACCAGTTAAACAATATTCATAAGATGATGTAGTTGCTGTTGAGGCTCCATAACTATTGAAGTCAAAATTACAACGAATCATACCCCAATTATTATAAGCACCACTATCAGAAGTTGTTTTTGTAAAATCACCACGCTGAATTGCTTTAAGTACCATTTTAAGGTCATCTCTTTTTTCAGGAGGAATTTCTACATCAAATACCCTTTCATCCAATTTAAGTTGCTCAGCTTCTTCATCTGTCAGCAAATACCAACATTGACGAAGTGATGCAGGTCTTTCGTTTGTAAATTCTACTTTACGATTTGGAATGTAAAGTTTACCACCATCGGTATCACTTTCTATATCATTCCAAAAATCATCGTAGTCAATCCCCTCTTTTAAGATAACGTTATACTCTCTCATACTTTATTAATATAATGCGTTCCATGCACTTCCATCATAGAAGTATGGTTTATAAGTTGCACCAGATGCAGATACAGCTATCATACCCACCATTGGTGATGTTGGTAATGGATTTTGTGGTTCTAATTTAAGAACATTTTGAACATATAAAGATGCAGTTACCTCTAAAGTACCACCATCAAATTTTAAATTCGTATTAACATTAGTTACAGCAGATGCGCTATTATATGATAATATACCATTGTTCGCACTACCATTATATGCACTAATAACACTTGTTCCAGATGTTCCAGATGTACCAGCGGCTCCACCGCCACCACCAACAGAAGAACCAGATGTAAATTCAATCCAACTACCACTTGTCCTACCCATAAATTTATTGGTAGTAGAGTTATAGAAGATATCACCATTAATAGGTGTTAAACTACCAGTTTGAGCATCGGTAAATTGTGCCAATCTCAATGATGATGATGTAATTACAACAGCGTTACCAGCATTTAAATTAATGTTAGTTGCCGAATATATTTCAGGAGTACCAGGAGATGTTACAGTTATTGCAGATGCGGTAATCGAACCACTAACTTTTAAAGAACCTGTAATATATGCATCACCATTTGCTGAATAGTAAGAACCCGTTTGTGCAAAAGGGCCGCCACCACCTCCACCAACAAATGGAACTCCATTCTGATAAAGTGAACCACTAAACCAAATAGAACCAGTCACAACAACACCACCATCAACCCACATAGAACCAGAATGTACTATTCTACCATCTTTGAATTGAGTTCTTCGTTGTCTATCTTTAATATAAATAGGTCCACTTAAATTTGTATTTGCAGAACTACAATAAAAAATTGTTGTACCAGGAACTGAACCAGACGTATTATACGTTACCGTTCCAGATGTTGCTCCATTATTATTTACACCAGTAACCTGTTGACCGGTTCCAGATGTTACTGAAGTTTTTATGTAAAACGGATGTGATGTTGCATCTACATTAAATATAATTGTATCACCATGATAAACCCAAATATCAACATCTTCTCCTCTTTCTAAAGTTGGGTCATTTGTTGGTAAAAATACATATCCGTCATTTCCATTATTAGTAACTCCCCAATTTCTTACCATTGATTGTGTTACTATAAAATCTTTAAACAATCCAGATGCTGATTGTACAAATCCTGCATCTAATATTTGAGTTGAACCAGTTATCCATCCATCATAAGATGCGGATGAAAATGAATTTGCATTACCACCTGTTATAGTTACAACAACTCCGTTTGAGCCAGATGGTGTTAAAATCACACTACCACTAAACGATATATCATTAACGGCAAGTACAGATGTTATACCACCACCATCTCTAACACCTATTTGTGTTGTAACCCCAGATGTACCAGCAGTACCAGCAGTACCATTTGTACCACCTTCCCCCGATGTCCCAGAAGTACCACTAACTCCACTAGAACCAGTTGTACCACCAGTTCCATTAGTACCATTAGAACCAGATGTACCAGATGAACCACCTTGACCAGGCTGTCCAGATGAACCAGATGTACCAGAAGAACCCGTAGAACCAGAAGTACCAGGTAATCCAGAAGTACCACTTGAACCAGAAGTACCACTTCCACCACCACCAACTACATCAATTGCCAAATTACCTCCACCCAAATTGGTTACACTAAAGTTAGCGCTCATTTCCAAAGTATCAACGGAAGTATAATTGTTTGCACCTCGTGTCACAGTAATAGTACCACCACCACCTCCACCAGATAGAGATGATGTTGCAACTTGAATTGTATTTTGATTAGATGAACCACCAACCCAAACATATCCTTCTCTAAGTGATGCCGTTAAAGGACCTCCTGTACTCAATCCCTTTGCACCTGAAACTATGTTTGTTGATAGGATTGAACCAGTTGCATTTATTGAACCAGTTACAATTAAAGAACCACTAATAATAGCAGAACCACTATATGGAAAATCAGAAGAACCCCCTCCAGCACCAAATCCTAATGCTGTAATTTGTGCTGCTCCAGAAATTAAAGTTGTTGCTTTTAATGAAGCTGTGTATGCTTCCAATCCACTTATCTCACCTCTTATTGAACCAGTAAATGTATTTAATGATGCAGTTGCTTGCATCAATCTATTTGTTATATTTGAATCGGCAGATGTACCAGAACTACCAGATGAGCCCGTTGTGCCACTTGTACCAGATGAACCCGTTGTGCCGCTTGTACCGGATGTACCGCTTGTACCATTTGTACCATTTACACCAGATGTACCATTTACACCAGATGTACCATTTACACCAGATGTGCCATTTACACCAGAAGTTCCGTTTGTTCCAAAGAATGTACCATCTAAACCAGATGTACCACCACTACCAGCACTACCAGCAGTACCATTTGCACCACTAGTTCCAGATGTTCCAACTCCACTAACAGTATTCCAACCAACAACTTTTGTTGATGGGTTATATACCAATACTTTATCAGATGTATTATCGTAATTTAACGATTGGCTTGTAAAATTTAAACTACCAGAAACTAAAGCACTTCCTGTAAACTGTCCACTAAGTGTTCCCTGTAATGTTGATAAATTTGATACAGACGATGATACGGCTAAGAATGAGCCCGTCATAAAACCGGTAAATGAGCCGGATGTTTCTTCTAATATAGTAAGGTTGGCATCCATCTCCGCCGCTGTGAGTGGGCTTCCCTTCGTAAGTCTTTTAATTATTGCCATTTTGTATTTACTTGTGAGGTTCTTTTATTATACAAGTAAATATAAATATCCAAGGAATAAAGAATAGTTAATAAATTATATTGATGGTTTGTACTTTTCTCCAGTACGTTTTTCGTAAATTTGAATTTCTTCTTCTGTAACAATACCATCTTCGTTCAAATCTGCATCATCAAAACACTTTAATTTCAGTAATTTAGTTATTAAATATTCTTCATCCAAATATAAATAGGAAATCGATTTTATACCTTTCATAGTATATGTTCTAAACACCGATGGGTCTTTTTTATATAAAGAATCTGCTTTTAATTTTGAAAAGATTGCACCACCTTTAATAGTATCCTCAAGTAATAAACTTTCAAATTCTTCAGCACCAATAGCTTGTTTTATTTGTTTACAGCTCACAGATGGTTTAAACAAATTTTTAAACCATGCAAAGAACTTGTCAGGATTTACTTCACTAAATTTAACACATGATAATTTTTTATCAGGAGAAATACCTACTAAAAATATTAAACTAGCTTCCGGCCCTCTAAAGTTTTTCTTTGTACCATCTACATATTCGTAGGATTCGATTTTGTAGATGTTTCTTGTTTTTAAACTTGTTTTAACAGCAGGTACTTGCTTTTTTATATATCTTTTATATAGGTTTGCGTTTGCCATTATTAAACTTTATTCAATTTAGGTATTTGCATTTTTGATGCATTTACCTTTGGTGCGTTAAATGGAACAAATTGAGGTTGTTTCTTTACATAAGTATCCATTAATTGAGTAAATTTATCATGCATATTTTCCAAAGTAAAATGTTTCAAAGTATTTTCTTTCAAACCCTTTGATTTTTCTAAATAAGAATCATATTTGTTATATACATCGTAAATCTTATTTGCTGCATTTGAGTAATTTACAGTGAACCATTGTGCCTCTTTCATACAAAATTGGTCAGCTGCTGATTCATCCACTTGAGTTAATGACCCCTCTAATAAAACCGCATGTTCAGCTGGTAGGAAATCCATCTGTCCACTCCAACCACTAGCCAAAATTGGTTTACCTGTCAAAGTAAACTCAGCCATCGGTCTACCATATCCTTCACCTTTAGCAAATGAAATCATTGCTTTAACTTTAGGGTGATGATATAAGTTACTCATATCAGTTTCTTCCATATCACCATGTAGTAAATATACAGATGGACACTTATCACCAAATGATTTTAAAACATTATCAATTTTTTCTCTAGTTGCTTCTCTATCAATTACACTAAATCCAGCATGTGATGTTTTAACAATAAGACCGGGTCTTTTATCTTTTGGTAGATATTGAAATACAGTAGCAAATGTTTTAATTGCCATACCAATATCTTTTCTATCTTGTCCTAATGAACCCTTCAACCAGTGCCCTACAATTAGGAAGTTAAAATCTTCTTTTACATTTGCTAATACATCTTTACCAGTTCCTTTAGAAAATATTTCAGTATCAACTCCTTCTAATAAAACTTCGATTGGTTTTGCAACTTTAATTTCACCAACAATTTGTCCAGTTGCTTGGTCTTTTTGCTGATAAACAGTCCCACCTAAATTTTGTTTAGTAAAGTTTGATGGAACTATAATTAAATCCATTTTATTAGAACCATCAATAAAATCCTTTGGTGCTATGGTAGTTTCAACACCAGCAGTTACACCAATATTATAATGTCCTTTTGGTTCGAATTCATTAGCTACTGAAACTTGCATAAAGATATCAGGCTTTTGTTCAATCCCACCAATTACTCTTTCTAGCATCCATCTACCAAATTCGGATGAACCATCAACTTGGTTTTGTGGGGTATTACCCCATCTTAAAGGTATAATCTTAATATCATACTTATCCATTTTGCGTAGGGATTTCATTAAATCTCTACAATGGTCACCATACCCACTACGTGTAAAAATAGGTCCTTGAAATACTAATGTTGGTTTCATCTATATAACTTATTTAATTTTAAATACTTCGAATCTTTCTCTTGGTTTCCAATTTTCAAATGTTGATTCAATTCCATTTATCAATTGCTGAGACATATTAGTATGGGTTAATCCCATCTCTCCGATAAATGCCTCTCTACCTCTCAATGCGTTTGCTTTACGGACTTCTTTTGGTGTGTTGTACATTTCCTCAATTGCTTCCGCAACTTCCTCTATATCAACTCTATCATCCCAAATATAAGGTGTTGGTACTGAACCTGCTAATGCCAATGCTCTGCTCCAAACAGGTCTAGCCCAAGTACCAGATTTAGCTTTTCCTTCCCACTCTCTCCATTGGTGGAGTGAACCAATCTTAATGTAATCATCAGCTGTTAATAGTTTACCATCAACTTCAAATCCACATTGGTCTTGTAATCCACCAGTTACGTTCACAATAATTGGAGTACCAGCCATTACCGATTCTGCGGTTGCTAATCCAAATCCTTCATTGTTAGCAATATTGATTGTTGCATCTGCTATATTATAGTTCCAATTTAATTCATGTTGTAATCTTCTTTTTTCAGAGAAAATAATATTACAGTCAGGTGCCATTGTTTCAATTACTGCATATAAATCAGTTCCATTTTCATCAACAGGTTGTGTATGCATTACTAAACAAACCTTATCTGCCTTTTCTTTACCGATTCTATCACAAAACTTTTTAAATGCTACTATAACGTCTGCAGGTTGTTTTCTACGGATATTACGATTACTCCAATACAAGACAAAATCATAATCTTTACCACCTAAAATTTCGTTACGATATTCAGCTGGTACTTCCGTTGGTTTATACAAATCAGTATTAATACCATGAGGTACATAACTTACTTGCCAATCCGCTTTTGGTTTCCAGGTTGGTTTTGTATCCAATGCTGATAATCTTTTAATTATACCATAAGTTTGGCGAGAAATACAACCAATCCAATCACAACTTTCATAGAAGTTACGATTATATAATGGGTCTGGTAAATCATCCCAAATTGCGTAGAATAAAAGAGGAACGTTTTGTCTGATTTCATGTTCGATATCATACAACCATGTCCAATAACGAGGGTCAGTAAAGTGTAAGATAGCGTCTGGTTGTTCGGTATTAATTAGTTGTCTAATTAAATCTGCATTACCATAACCATTCCAAGGAAGTATTTTTAGGGAAGCATCTGCTACTCCATAATTTTTTTGGATATCTTCACTTAAATCCAAAATCTTACCAGCTTCAGGGTGGTTGATTGCTGCTCCTACTTGAAACCAATCATATTTGTGTATCGTACCTAATACCAACTCTTTGGACATTGTGGCTATACCACTTGCCATTCTTAAATCATCTGATAGTAATAGGATTTTTTTCTTTTTTGCCATAACTTATTTTTCATTAAAATTGTGAACCTGATATTTGTAATTGTAAGTACTCATTCATTTCTTTTCTAAAATCTTCATCTTTAACATATCTTTCAACTGTTCTATTTACCAGCTTTTGTAATGTTACATCAGAATCAAAGGAAACTTTTTTAAATGATGAATACACATCTTTCAATATCTTCACAGTTGTAAGTTTTGTGTTGTCTTGAATCATTGCATTGTGTATTTAATATATTTGTATATATAAGTATATACAAAAATAAAAAAACAATGATTTTTATAAAGTTTTTTTAGGAAGCCTTGCCATCACAAATACCTCTACTCATAAACTCACACCACTTACAATTCTTTTTGTTGGTGCCAGGTACTTTTGGGAATGGAATATCTTTAAATGTACCATCATCGTTAAATACAGTATTAACAAATTCTACAAACTCATCATATACTTTTGTAACGGATGGTGCTCCATTTGCTGGAATATGTTTTGATACATACGGAATCGGAAACGCAGAATCTTCAGGAAGTTTTCTACGCATGATTTGATATTCTACTCTAATCTTTTGTAATGGAATATTAAACAATTCTGAATAATATTTTTTATATAAAAGGATTTGTGCGTTTTTAAACTTATCCGCCTTTTGGTATTGATTCCAACCTTGCGTTGAAGTTTTAAGGTCAATGATGATAATTGAATTCTCAGCCATATCTCTAAGAACAATATCAATGAATCCAATAAAATTTACACTCTCTTTAATTTTAGCGTTTAATGGAATTTCAATACCAACCAATTCGTAGCCGGATTTTGAATAAAACTTTTGCATGTTCTTTTTTAACCATGCTAATATACGTCTACCATCACCATAGAATTCTTCTAGCTCTATTTGAGTACAGGGTGTTCCTTCACTAAGAGATTCTTTCTCTTTAGTAAATGCATCTTTCATTTTTTCTAAAAGAAGTTTATCTAAATTGATTTCATCTGCTTGCTTTTTAGAAACACCATACATAACCGAAAGGTAATGTTGAATTGTTTCGTGCATTCCAGTACCAAAAATTGTATGAATGTTACCAGAACTTTCACCAAGTTTATCTATGTAATTTAATTTGTATTGTTGTGGACATGAACTCCACATACTATATTGTGAAAATGATACTTTAGCCATTATGTTGTTTTATTCTATAAAGATACGAAAAATACCCGAGTTTACCAAATTAAACTTTTAGTTTTAACTTAGTAATTTGCTTAGGGTCAGTACCATAATCTTCAGCTATTTGCTTAATATGATTTTTGCCTGAAGTTGTTTGGTATAGGATATGTACATACTCCTCAGCTTCAGCTAAAGATACTTCATACTTACGTCCAACTAATTCAATCACCCAATTTTCATATTTATCAGATGAGGCAGGTTTCATATATTTTAAAAATGCTCTTGTCTTTGGAATCAATCCAATCAACGCAAGATACATAGCCTTTGGTGGAGCTTCTTGCAAATATGGTTGTATATCTGCCACTAACTCTATCCACTCCGGCTTCATAGAAAGAAAACGGAGTATCATATAGTTACTCCATGTTTTCTTATCAGAATCTTCAAGCTTATCCCAATACTTAGGGTCTTTCTCTTGCGTTATTGCGTTGATGTGGTCAAATAATGTTTTAGCCATATTATGCTTCTTCTTCTACTTTTAAACCCGGAGGTAATAATTCATTAAGTACTTCACCACAATCTCCACAAAGGAATAACTCTACCGGCAGTACTTCATCTTTTGGTTTGCCTGATAATAGTTTTGAAATTCTACGAAATCCAAAACCTTGTACGAAAATCTCACCACCACATTTCTTACATGCAATTGGAGTTGTCTTTTCTAATGGAATTGGTTTTTCTTCTTGTGGTGCGATTGGTTGTCCACCTGCTCCTAAAATGTTAGCCATATTATATTGTATTTAAAATTTGAATAAGGGTTGATGCTGCTATAATTTCTTTATCAATTGCTACTGCTGATTTAGCAACACCATCGCCTAATAATAAGATTACTCCAGATGTATTATCACCAGCATATTCATCTACCTTATCATAAAGAATAGTATATAGGTCAGAAAAATCGTTTGCTTTAGAATCAATGATAGCCTGCCTCAACTTCATATATTTGTTTCTCTTATCATCGTTTGATTTTAAGATATCAATTACCTTAAGTTTGTAATCATTCTCTAATAGATTTTGAACATCTACTTTCAAAACACCTTTGTTAGAGTTTAATTGGCAAGTGTTGATAACCTTACGAATATCAGGATAACTAGCATCAATGATTGGAACTAAATCCTTAACATCAAATTCTACACCTTCAGCTTTTAAAATCTTACTCATTTGAATTGCTACATCCTTTTTAGTTGGAGGAACAATTTGGAATGATTGACATCTACTTTGAATCGGGTCAATTACTTTCTCCACATAGTTACAGGTCAAAATGAATCTACAATGCTTAGAGAATGTTTCAATTAAGTTACGCAAGATGGCTTGAGCGTTTGGAGTCATATAATCGAACTCATCCATTATAATAATCTTAAATGGTTTGAATCCCATAGATGATGCAAAGTTCTTTACTTTATTACGAACAGTATCTGCATTGTTTTCATCCGATGCATTGA